GGAAAATATAGCATTTGAACCACCACCGAAGTGCTTAAAGATTTAACCTGTATATTAAACAGCGTGAGAGGTGACCCGCATTCATAGCTCAGTGGTAGAGCGCAAGCTTAGTAAGCTTGAGGTCAGGGGTTCAAAACCCTTTGAGTGCATTTTTAAATATGAGATCCACATTTAAAAACGTACACACTTAAGGAATACAGTATTACGATAGATAGATGTCTCTCGGAGTAAAGAAATTATATTATGATTCTATTATTCCTACTCGTGGCTCCTATGGCGCTGTTGGTTATGATATATATGGTAATATGGACTGTGTTATTCGCTCGTCGGAACGTGAGCTTGTCTCTACGGGGATCACAATTATTCTACCATCTGGGGTATATGGACGAATTGCTCCCCGATCAGGTCTCGCCGTCAAATACGGTATCCAAGTTGGAGCCGGAGTCATCGATCCAGACTACACCGGGGAAGTTAAAGTCATTCTTTTCAACCATGGGGAGAAAGACTTTGAAGTTAAGAAAGGTGATCGCATCGCTCAGCTCATTCTTGAGACGTGTAAAACACCGCCGATCGAAGAAATTACCATAGTAGAGGAGACTGATAGAGGATCAGAAGGTTTTGGATCTACGGGTAAATAAGATAGTGAAGAGGATAAATAAAATTATTGCCGCAATCATGATGTAATAGTTTAAATTTAATTCATCCTTGGCTTCCTCTTTGGTTTCCTCCTCGACTTCCACCTCGGGAGGCTCCGTTGATGTACCAAAACAATTTTCCGTTGTCACAAATTCATCCTTTTCTTCTTCTGTACATGCATCTGGATTTTCACATAATTTACAGGCTTCATTTTCTTTGCATTTACAGCATTGTTTTAAAGAATTTTTGGGAAAAGATACATTATCAGCTGGTGCCATAAATCCAGATTTACAAACATCCTCACTCACCGGTTCACACCCTTCGGGAATTATTTCGATACCACGCATCGTTCCATCAGGTTCTTGAAGTTCGATTGTATCTGCACCACAATCCATATTTATATACTATAATATTTTATTTACAAAACCATAAGTCCTCGGATTGAGGCATAAAAAGGATACCTTGACTCATAGTCATATATAATTTCGCTTTGTTAATATCTGTGTAAGTGTATAGTAACCATCTCTCCCAATATTCACCCCTAAAGAAATCATCCCAATCCTCTTTAGAACTTTCTTTGATTTTCAACATCCCTCTATGTATTTGAGACTGATCCCTCTCTATTCGCAGCTCCTTAGGAATGATAGCACCTTTCCTAAGAAGATGTGCCCGCATGAGTCGTGCGTTACCATGATCTGGATAATGTTCAATACGTTTCTCACCAAAATCGATAGCTCTCTTATTTGGAAGAATAACTCTATATTTATGTGCGATAGATGGACTTGGTGTTAAAACGACGTGCATATGATATTATATAAGGAAATAATACACCTTAAACACATGCTCGAATATACATCCTTAGATGGTATCAAAATCCAAGTTGGGCAGGATGCAAAAGAAAATGACCAACTGACGATGACGAGTGACCCTAAACACTGGTGGCTGCATGTGTCTGGGTGTCCGGGTGCTCATGTTGTCGTGTGTCATTCAGGTGACCAACTACCGAAGGAGACGAAGAGGGATGCTGCGGTTCTCGCGGTCTACCATAGTAAGACACCAAATACGAAGATGTCACCAGTGGACCTTGCTAGGGTTGACCAAATATCAAAGTATCAAAAGTCAAATCACGGATTAGTGACTTTGGAAGGTGAAGTTATGCAACTCACAGTTTTCATGAATAAGGAAAAACAGAGACTTGATAGATTAAAGTAAACCCGTGTAAAGTCCAGCGATGTAGTACACATCTTTGAACCCGAGACCTTCTAATTTCTCTGCTGCAAATCTGGCCCGTTGCCCAGTGTTGCAATAGACAAGTATACCTCTCTTGGGGAGTTCTGTGGTGGTCTTTTCGTTAATCTTATCGACTGGGATGTGGAGTGCTTTGGGGTAGTGACCAGCACGGTACTCGACCACTGTTCGTATATCAATAACCACTTTGATCTTACCATCCTTAATGAGTCTCTTGGCTTCTTCGGCAGACACCAGGTTCTGACCAAAGTATGTATAGGCTGTGAGAGCGGTGAGACCACCGATGAAGAATAGGGGAATCATTTAGTACTTGGTGAGATTTTAACTTTTACATGATCCATCTCAAAGCAACATTGGGCGTTCCCATCGTATGTTCTTTGACATGCACGACAATAGTACATAGTTTTGATACATTTTAGGATATATACAAACGACTTAAGTGTTTTAATTACCGAAAGCGACACCGGCCATACCATTCTTGATACGAAGAATGTTATAGTTGACCGCGTAGACGCGGTGAAGGGCGTTACCACCGGTGGGATTGTTGAGTACCAGCTTCGCATTATCGATGCGTGAGAAGTTTAGGGACCCAGTGGGTTGCATTTTGCTCATGGTCAAACAGAATGGCCATGAGTAGGTTGGGAGATCATCGATAATGTTATCGGGTAGATCTGTGCAATGCATCTCGGGAACCACATCGTGATGGTACACATTGGAGGTATTTTCAAAGAGGGCGACGCCGTTAATGTAAAGGGATGATGTATCGAAATTGTATTCATCGGCCCAAGGACTTCCAGTCGCGTTAGCCGATACAACGTGAAGAGACTTCACGGGGTGGTTAAAATAACTGAGGTCGATTTCGGTATCTGTCTTGGTAGCCATTTGATACTGGGTCTGTGTGATGAGAAGTTCGTGGTTGGTATCGGTGAAATATTTACGTTCATCTGTATCCAGGTAAATGTAGTTACCATAGACCTTGGGAGTTGAAGCGGCTGTGTACCCGTCGCGACACTTCACACGGATTTCGACATCATGATATTGGAGCGCAACAAGGGGTAGAGACTTGGTCCAGTCTTCACCAAAGAAGAAAGGAAGCATGTAATAGTTGCCGGAGTGGTTAGCTTTCCGTAAATTTGTGGTGACCGCGAAAGAAGCCTTAGCTGCGGAGTCACGCATGAGGGGGTTGTGGACACCTTGGATGTAAAGGGAGTCTAACTGTGTGACCTTTTGGCCACCGATCCAGAGCTGGAATTCCGTAGGACTCGCCGCATCCGAAGAGAATAGACCATCAGTATTAGTTTGGACATTTGAAATATTAGTATCCTCGATCCAAATATAGCTCATGAGATCACCCTTGGAACGGATAGGGATGGTAACCTCATTGTTAGAGTCAAAGGTACCAATGTAATCCATACGTTCGGGTTTCATGGCGAAGTTGGTGTAACGTTTATAGTTCTGACGGAAGAAGCTGACTTGTGGGTCACCTGTGATGTACACATCCTGAGCACCCACGGATACGAGCTCAATTAAAGCGGCAGACATTTACTAATAAATGATATTAAAATTTTGGCTCATTATAAACACATGGTGGTATTCCAAGCACTGACTTGGGAAGCGAGAGATACAGATGATGAACATCTTATCAGTATCTTGGGTAAAACTGAAGATGGTAAATCCGTCTGTCTGACGACAGTTTTTGAACCCTATTTTTTTGTAAAATTACCTCATGGTACCTCCCAACAGGAAGTGAGGCTTCTGTATAACGATCTCGATAAACTTCGTCCAGATCATGTGACGAGTTATAGTCTGACACAACAGAAGGATGTATGGGGATTTCAAAATAATGAAAAATTTACCTATATGCGCCTAAATTTCAAAACCCTAGCGGACCGGAGGAAAGTGAATTCGATATTTATGTACAATGGTTCATTCAAACGATATAATGTTTATGAATCGAATCTTGATCCTGTCCTGAGATTGATGCACCGAACAGGAATTCAATCGACTGGCTGGCTTGATACCGGTACTCAATGTATACGATCTCATCTTGCCGACGTAAATATTGACCTCTGGTGTAACGACTGGTCAACTTTAAAACCTGTAGAACGGGATGACATAGCACCATTTGTTGTGGCGTCGGTTGATATTGAATGTAACAGTTCTACTGGGAAGTTTCCAAATGCGAACATTCCCGGGGATGCCTGCTTTCAAATTGCAGTTTCTCTATGTAAATTTGGTAGTGATGAACCATATGAAACGACGTGCCTTTGTTCTAAAAAAACAGAAGGCCCTGATGTAATGAGTTTTGATACGGAACGTGAAATGCTTGAGGCGTTTCAGAAATACATCCATAAGACAGATGTAGACATCATTACAGGTTGGAATATTTTTGGTTTTGATCTTGAATATATATACAAGCGAGCGTTATTGACTAAATGTTCCTCATCCTTTTATAATCTTGGAAAGTTGCGTGATACTCCAAGTGAACTTTTACTAAAAAAATTAAGTTCAAGTGCACTGGGAGATAACTTCTTGAAACTTCTTCCAATGTCTGGGCGTTTCATCTTCGATATGTTTCATGAAGTGAAAAAAGGATACAAATTAGACTCCTATAAACTCAACGAAGTTTCAAAGTTGTACCTCGGAGATCAGAAAATTGACATGTCACCAAAGGAGATGTTTGCGCGTTATCTGGAAGGTGATCCAAAAAAGTTAGGTGAAGTTGCTGAATATTGTATCAAAGATACTCTCCTTCCACATAAACTTACGAAAAAACTGTGTACTCTATTGAACCTCTTGGAGATGGCGAAGGCAACATGGGTTCCATTATGCTACCTGGTCGAACGTGGTCAGCAAATTAAGGTGTTCAGTCAATTAACGAAAAAGGCTCGTGAGTTGGGGTATATGGTTCCGACAATTAAGTATGGATCTCTACCGGAAGAGCCATATGAGGGTGCAACGGTTTTGGATGCACAGAAAGGTGCGTATTACACTCCAATCACTGCACTCGATTTTGAAGCACTGTACCCTTCGATCATGATGGCGCATAATCTATGTTATTCAACCTATGTGATGGATGATCGCCGCTATGGGAATATTCCCGGAGTGACGTATGAGACATTTAAGATTGGTGAGAAAACGTATAAGTTTGCACAGGATGTATCAAGTCTTCTACCTAGTATTCTTTTAGAACTCAAACAGTTTCGAAAAAAGGCCAAAAGAGATATGGCGGCCGCGACTGGCGCTATGAAGGAAGTATACAATGGTAAACAACTCGCGTACAAAGTCTCTATGAACTCAGTATATGGTTTCACTGGAGCCGGGAAAGGTATTTTACCATGTGTACCGATTGCATCAACGACAACTTGTCGTGGTCGTGAGATGATCGAAGAGACGAAGACGTATGTAGAGGCGAATTTCCCAGGTGCAAAAGTGAGATATGGGGACACGGATTCGGTGATGGTCGAGTTTGATGTGGGTGGTCGAACAGGTGAGGAGGCTGTGAAGTATAGCTGGGAAATTGGGGAAAAAGCTGCAGAAGAGTGTAGTGCCCTTTTCAAAAAACCAAATAATTTGGAACTTGAAAAGGTATACTGGCCTTACTTCTTGTACTCGAAAAAAAGGTATGCCGCAAAATTATGGACACAAGGTAAGGATGGGAATATGAATATGGATTATATTGATATCAAGGGACTTCAAGTTGTTCGTAGAGACAATACACCTCATGTGAGAGAAGTGTGCAAAGAGCTTCTCGATGTCATTCTCACATCAAATGATCCGGGACCACCAAAAGAGTTGGCAAGGGAGCGGGCGATTGAACTACTCACAGGTGATGTTCCAAATAATAAACTTGTATTGAGTCAGTCACTTTCCGATACTTATAAGGTAAATGGTATGCCGGTACCAGTCACAAGTCCAAATAGTGTGAATATCAACCAATCACATGTACAGGTCGTGGTTAAGATGCGACAACGTAAACCTGGTTCAGAACCACAATCGGGGGATCGTGTACCCTATCTTCTCACAAGAACGGACAACCCAAAAGCAAAGGCTTTTGAAAAGTCGGAAGATCCCACGTATGTAGAAGAGCATGATATACCATTGGACTATCTCTACTACTTCCAGAATAAATTCTTGAACCCCGTATGCGATCTTCTTGACCCCCTATTCGAAAATACTAAACAAGATATATTCGGTGAAATCATCGAGCAATATCAACCCGTAAAGAAAAAGGTAGGACCAGCATTGAGTACTATGAAAAAGGAACAGCTCATAGAAGAGTGTAAAAAATTAGGTTTAGAAGACACTGGAAAGGTTATAGATTTACGAGAGAGGATTAAAGAATCGAGGGTGAAAAAACAAGATTCTATTCAAGACTTATTTAAAAACTACGAGCAAATGAATAGTAAGGAATGAGTCTCTATGAAAAAATTACAAACATAATTGATGATGAAGTCAATCAACGACTTGTCGCGATGATTAATGAATATGTTGATATCATATCAAAAAAACATGGTATTTCTGCTACATTACTCATGAAAGATATTCCTGAATCTTTCTCGGGGGCGATCTGTAAGGGAATAAAAAATGATGGTCATAGATGTACATTCAAGGGTGTGTATGACGGATATTGTAGACATCACACGAAAACTCAAAAATATTGCGAAACTGTGAGAATTCCTAGGACGAATAGTCATATACACGGACCCGATCAAATGTATGTTAAGGGTTGTCCGGGTTGTGAAATTTCGAATGAGCTTATAGATTTGCATACCATGATTGGTAATGAGTAAATCCGGAATTCTACTAACATCAATAAATATATTCTACGACAATGAAAAGAACCGAACTAAATTGATCACTGTTTTAGATAAATCGACTGGTATTTCACTACGAAATCTCGAGTGGTTCATTACAAATTACGCAAAGAAAAACAATACATCATATAAGACTAATGATGGGAAATTATTCACAGTCCATTGTGCTTATAAATCAAGTCTTGATGGATACAGTAAAAAACTTTTCGACCCCTTCTGTCGGTCAGAAAAGTTTACATATAAAATCCCTAGTACATCTCATGAAATTCAGACAACTCTCGCGCAGTTGAATTTCATCAAATGGTGTATAAAAAATAACATCATTGACTATATTAGTGATAATAAGAAATATTTATTTAACAAACAAATCACCTAAAATTGTACTTGAGCTCTACCATCCCTGATTATCATCATATTATAACTTTTTGCTATGATTATAAACTGCTTGGGAAAATAAATCGGGTTAATCTTAAACAGATCGATGTAATTATCATCGAAATCGAACGTTCCATGTCCCCCATCATACTCTAGTTCCACATAGACATATCCATCCTTCACCGTACTGAAATTCAAATGACCAGAGGGTCGTAATTCATTTGGATGTAATGCAAAACTATACATATTGATGTTACGAAAATTAGGGGAACGTTTATGGTATAAGTTTGGTAAAGAGGCAGATAAAAACATATTCGAACCGGTCGTTTTGTCTAATATTTTTGCCCCATCACATTCAAGTGTAAGAAACTTTTGTTTCGAGTACATTAATGGAACATTCTTTTTAGCTCGAACCCATTTATTGAAAATAGTTTGAGGATACTGTATCGTGAGCTGTGTTATTAAAAACTGAATATTGTTATTTCCACTAGCTGTTAAGAATGCACTATCTAAATACTTTTTTATTAGGATAATGTTAGCTGTCTCTGTCGCGTTAGTGGTTCCATCGAGACTTGCATCTTTTAATGTATCTAATAAATACACGAAGTAACCACCCCAAATGGTATCGAGATTAGTCTGTTGTAGTAGGTTAGTAACAATAGTATTATGTGCATTCGCATCTGCAGCAGTCTCAAGGCTGGTTAGATCAGACAATACACTTGTAGTTGTAGTAGATAAGGTATCCAGATAAGCAGTGAGACCATTAATTACAGTAGCGTGACTTGGTTGTGGACTCGTACGCCCTGGTGGAATGTCTCGTAAATCAAGTAGTGTAAAGTATTTTACTCCCCAAATATTTTCTGGTAATAATCCATCTATAATCTGACTCTGTTGGAACTGACTATACCCTTCCATAATATCTAGGCCTGTAGCTGAATCTTTTAATGCAACTCTGAATGCTTCGTCGTTCCCGGAAGGGATACGCAAGGAATTTAAGTAATCAATTTGTATGTCGGTCCATTCATGTAAAGAGAGTATACCAAGTATGATTGGGTCACGTTCTACCGCGGTTTTGGTTCCTAAATTATCAAGTACTTTATTCACACCCTCGTTTAATACACTGAGTCTAAATTTGAGCGACGGTATTTCATCGGATACCGACTGTACGTATGAATTTAATTTATCGATGGTGATATCTCTACCTGCAGTCAGGGGTGGAAGAGAAGTTAAGCTGTTCGCGAGTGTATAAATTTCATTGTTCCATACGGGCTTCGTAAGTAACGCCGTAACACGCGCCCCTCGTTGTGCGACTGTTTCATTTGGGAAATCATCCAAACTTGTTTTCACTGTTGTTTTTAATCCATCAAAATAAAGTTTTGCAGCATTGAGAAATTCTTTGAGTTTGTTAATAGTGCTAATTTGCACAGTTTTCCCAGGTTTGAGAGTATCTAGACCAGATAAGTAATAACTAGTTGCTTCTAGGTAAACACGGAGTTTTAATATGAGTAATTCTTCTTCTAGGTTAGTCAAAGGTGAAGTTTTCAATATATTCAAACTACTGATTTGCCCCGATCCCCAAATACTCGGAATGGCGAGGAGACGGTCTATGATATCACTACGTTGGGTACCAATCGTTCCGGGAATACCAAGTAAATCTGCAGTTGCATTGACATGTATAACATTGATTTGTGTAGGTATAGTATCAATATATTGCTTGAGAGTGGTTACATAAGCCTGATCGTCACCAGATGGGGTAAGTAAAGCATCCAAGAGAGTAATTTGTGCTCCATTTCCCCAATAAATACTCAGACGTATCACATCTATATCGGCTTTTCGTTTGTCTACATCTGCTTCACCTACGAGTGCGTCCAATGCAACCCCTATAACACCCACCCATACTGGATTTTGTTTGATTGTAACAAGGGTTCTAAACTGAGTTGGTGAATAATTATCAAGTTGGTGCAATTGGTTCAAAATGGAAATATATTCATCCGTCCATTTACCAGTTTTTTTAGCAATAAAGAAGAGTTCCTTAACACAGTTTTTGAAATCCAATTTAAAATTACCCGTTTTGGATTCAGGCTCGATTAAGAATGTATTTCTTTGGTGCTGCTCAAATAAAATTTCTAAGGGTCTACTCTGTAACATACAACGCTCTGCCGTATTCAAATGAACGAGGTTCAAATTGACTTTAAAATTACTTAATTCGAGCTGCCGTGTTACTCGATTGTTTGCCTCTGGGTCCCATAGCGTATCATTAAATTTATCCTGTGTTGCGAATATAACATCAATGGCCGGTCGTAGTTTTATCCGGAGCAACAACTCCTGATCATATATGGAACATAAAGGAAATCCATGCGCCGGGCGCCGATGAAAGTAGAAGGGAATCTGGATTCTATATTCATTTGTACTAAATGGGTCTACCCCTTGTACGTTGTACTGTCCATCATAAAACTCTTGTAAAAACTCACGGTCCGAACTCCCTTGAAAATGCTTGCCATGTAACACATCCACACTGGACCTGTATGATTCGGGTATATTCAATTCTCGATCTATGAATATATCATCTGATGTGATTGTATCAATTTTATGATCACCCACAAACAATTCGACATACTCAATAACTGAAATTCCAAATATATCGACAGGGAAAAGGTTAGACGCGGCACCCTCGATAAGACCTGGAATGGAATTAGGATCGGCTACGAATGACAGAGTTATATCTTGTAAAATATCACCATACTTTTGTGGAATTGGCACCTCTAAGAAGTCACCTGTATGCACCCCTTCCGCAAAGGAAATTTTAAAATTTTCAGTTGCATAGTTTGTATACTTGCTAAACCTTTTAGTAAAAAAAGAAAATGACGGGTCGATACTTAAAGAGTCGCTTATTGTACCAAGCGCTACAATCTGGACTCGACCTGCCATATAGTACTATGTACCATTAATATTTTAAGCCACTCAATCCACTCGAATAATGGAGTATATTGTAACTCTTCGCATAAATCTGAACCTCTGTGATGTCACCTTCTTCAGCTGAATATGGATCTGAATAATCTAATTTGATTTGACATCTTTGGTCTATTATACGACTGAAATTCAAATGTCCTGATGGACTGTTATCCAATGGGTAAAGTGCGAAAGAATAACTTGCAATTTGGTCTCTTGTTGGTAATTGAAATGATGTTCCATCAAGGAATGAAACATCTCCACCTACCCCTGATAATGCATTTGTTAGAGAATTTTCATAAACTAATTTTGAAAAAGATTCCTTGAATAAGGATGTATTGTTCAGGGTTACCCCCAATTCTTTAAATTTTGTATTGAGCATGTACTGAATCAATTCTTTATCATTTTGATAGGAAAACTTCCTTGATTTCTTTCCTGCTATGAAATACATTGTTTTAACTGGATGCTGGAAACGTAAAATGATTTCATCTTCATCTTTGGTCCTTGGTATATCATGTCTTCTCAATTGCATCTGTGTAATCAACTGGTCAACTGGAGCACTTTTTAAATAATTCAGTTCGTCATCACCCAAGTATGCATAGGTTGGTAAAAGAGATGCTGTTTGTATATTTGCTTGTATATCATTTTCATTTATGTATGGTCGTAAGAGTTTATCAAGGCTCCTGAATTTTATTCGAACATAACAATCATGTTTATCAAGTTTACATAACAATACGGAAGCTGGTAAATTATTATAAAAGTAGAATGGTAAATCGATATACATTTGTCTCAACTTCCATTCACCGGAATCATTTTTACCATATGGTTGTTCCTTCGCAGTTGTTAGAGGGACGATACTATCTCTAAAATTATAGTCACTCGCGTGATATTTATGGTACAGATAAATCCAATCACCTGTGAGTCTTTCTATATGCGTCCCCCCTATAAAAAGATCAGCGTATTCGATAGCATGAATACCAACATTGGGTGTGAACGGGTCCTCATCTGTGATTGTTTCTTCTGTGAGTACTTTGGAAAAGAACTTATACCGGAGTGTTAAGTTCGTGAGAAGATCACCCATATCCACCGGGATTATACAAGTTGTCTCCTGACCAAATCTAGCATCGAGTAGTGGATTTTCTCTCACATCGAATGCAAATTGTGTATGTTTTTTGAAGATACCAGAAAAATGAGAATAGGTGGGACTCCCTGTTATGTGGATATCCTGAGTTCCTAAACTGTCTAGTCGTAGTCTTCCTGCCATCTCTACTTAATTATACGTTTTGTTTTTTAAGTCTGCAATAAAAAGCCATCATTGAATGATAATGTTTTGTACCCTGTGTAATACATATGAAACTTATACTCTGGGTTTTCGAGGCGTGATCCATTCCCAAACTGGAGACCTATATCATCAACCATTTCCATATAAAATTTAGTCTTTTCTGAATTTAGGGCAGAGAAATCAAGAAACCCCGAGGGTGTGGTACTCTTAGGGAACAATGCGAAATTATAAGTGTAAATGTAATTAAGTAAATAATTGGGTGAAGGTGGTTCAAATGCGTACGTCCTCGTTACATCGGTTGCTGAACGCGCTAATCTCGAGCGTAAAGGGACATAACTGAAAAAATACTCTCTATCGTTGTTGGATACATTTGGAATGCGTTCATCATTTAATATGAAATAAGCACGTTTTAGGAGATGTGGTTCATTGGTATCGTTAATCTGTGAGCGAGTAAAGTTGAAACGATTCGCGGTTGTTGAATAGAACCATTTATTTATATAATCGGCTCTTTCATCAGGCAAACTTCGATACTCCTCTTCATCTTCATATCCTTCGTACCTAAAAAACCAATGAAAACATTTGACTGGGACACTCGGCTCCAATTGTAATACAAATTCTCTTTTTTGTGGTTCGAGGGGAATACTCGAATGTTTGAATACAAAATCATATATAAATTCTTGGTTAGGTCTCATGAAATATAACCGTTCTTCTGGAGAAATTGTAATTTCCTCGGTAATGACTTTGAAAATTGGCATTTGCTTCAATGGTGGTTTTTCAGGTAGACCTCGGGAAATAGTGTTTTCATCTACACGCTGGTTATAGATGGTGGAGAAAGACTGTTTGAAAAATTCAATTTCGAGTGTAATTTTCTGTTTATGAATGGCACATAGAGGAAACGGAGCCTTATTTTGAACGTTTTCTGAATAGACATCACCTGCATAATTATGTGAAAAGAAGAATGGTATATGGATATAAAATTGATTACTTTGCGCTGCCTTCTGACCAGATGGTTGAGTCGTCTCACCACCGACTATATTTCTATTGTACAGTGTATTTGCAGCCATTTTTTGTGAATCATTCGTGTACAAATTATCATGGATTATACACCAATCCGCTGTTATTTCTTCGAGTATTTGAGTATCCACTTTAAATTTGATACTTTTGATTATTTTCCGACCAAGTAGTTGCATGTCCCACGACCAATTCGCGATTTCGGGTAATGTAAAAGTGGGTGGGGGAATAGCTCCATCGACGATCTGTTTTACAGTGTTGGGGAGAACATTATATACACTTTGAACAATATCACCCGAAATTAAAGTATTAATTTCTGATCGCAGTGTGATTGTTACAGTCCCGTTAAGTACATTAAGTATATCGAGACTAAATGTGTAACTATTTATATCAATCCCTAACGCAGTAACTAGTTGACTCCCTGGTTTTACTCTACCAGATATAATATCTAATAGAGCGACATATACATTATTGGGTGTATTGGTAAATAGTCCCACTGGAAATGTCGTGAGAAGTAAAGTATTAAACTGCCTTTCAAATGATAAAAAAGATTCGAAATCTGGAAATAAGAAATTAGAAAAAATAACTCCAACTGCATTTGGTGCACCTGCTAACCACCACTTACTAAACGTATCGTACCCGAATTCGAGCAACGTTTTACCACCAAATAAAACTTTTTGTGTCGTCTCATTGAATGTAATATCCTCATTATTCCAGTCCGGCAATTCCATTTGAATCCATATATTATTTAAGAGATCCCCCATATTTTGTGGTTTCAATTCGACACGAACCGTTTCACCGAAAGGCCATGAAGGTGAAACGCCTGCGTTTACTGTGTGTACATTATGATACTTCCGAAATTCGGAGTGTCTCATATTGTCATTATATTTAAACAATGATTCTTCAGGGTCTTTGGAAAGGAGGTGTGTATCCTGCTTTCCAATAGCTTTGAGGGAAATTTTAGCAGCCTCACCCATATCTACTTACTGCTCACATATTTTTAATATCATTCTTCCACATCGTAATGTGACTAATCTTCAACATCTTTTCCAGATCCTCTTTCGCCTGTGCCGCTTCCGTCATCAGCGCTTTTACGCGTTCCTCTGTGTATTCAACCGTCCTCGTATTGAGGAGATAGTCCAAGTTTCCATCAATCTTAGGAAAGATAGAGGACATCTCATTCTCTAATTCTACCTTCTTCCTTTTGAACACCACTAACTTCCCCTCAATGACCATTGATACAAACTTTGATTTATGGTCACACATTTCCGTCCGCTTCTCGAGGACATCGATGAGATGTGCCTTACGCTTCTTATAATGCTCTATGCGGAGTTCCACAAAGTCTGTTAGAATCTCTTCAGGGCTCGCATACTTGTGAATACCCTTCGTTGGGTGAAAGAGGTGCATGTTTGAGACACGGAATGTCTTTCTCAACTTGAGATCTTTGAGTAAATCTTTCCCTGCATAGTCCATGATTTCAAAATGAACATCATCTGTGGTAGAGTTATTGGTGTACCCCCCAATCATCTTCTTTTCCACGAGACCG